CATGTCAGATAAAAAACATTGTTTAAAACGATTTAAAAATGGATGATTTTTACGACCAGTGCGATATCTTAAACTAAAAACATTAGGTGATTTAAGAAAGAAATTACCAGAATCAAGTGTGCCACCTTGTGCTTGTGGAGCCATGTTTCTCTTAAATGCCCGAATGATTAATCTTATTTGTTCAGCCTCTTTCTCATTTCTTGGTGTAAGTTTAAAGTTAAATCTAAAATTACGAAGAGTCGGACCTCCAAATAATAATTCCATATTCGGATTCAAAACCTCTCCATTTCCTCTTGCCAATAATTGATTTGTCGTTACGTTTGCATTAAATATTCCAACTGCTTTTGATGCTAAAAATTTACTAATTAAATTTCTACCCACTGCACCAGCATTCTCTCCCACGCCCTCACGAAGAGTTCCTTTTGCTCGTTGTGCCATATTAGTCAGATCTTGACCTAGATTTTTTAAATCAGCAGACATTACATCTTCCGCAGCTTTGACTCCAACAGCTGCTAGACCATTAAGTGTTGAAGTATCGTACTGTACATTATTAGTATCTTGTAAATTTGATGGAACAGGAAGTAATATTGTACCTGCGTTTATTAGTGGTTTTTTTGATAATCTATTAGAAGACCTACGACCTGCTCGATCTGTTGTAAAATAATTACCAGTGACATATCTTTGATTATCACCTGGTGCAGATACATAATTACCAAGTGCAACGTATTTTTCAATATCAATTTGTAAATAATCTGTTTGATCTGTTAGTGCCTCAAGAGGATATCTTAATACACCACCTCTTCTTTTCTTAGCATATCTTCTTAATCTTTGTTTTGTTGTTTCGTTATCGTTTTTTATTGACTCAGATTTTTTCTCTGCATCTGTTAAAAAAGTGTTAGAATTAAAAGTGTCGAAATTGATATCTGGATTTGAATACCGATTCATTTCTTCTATATTTACTTCAGACATTATCTCTCTTTTTAGTTATTTATACGAAACTTCGCAAATGGTATAGTATTTAGGTCTTGTAGTTCCTCATTTGTGACTTGATAGAGTTGACTTGCCACTTCTTGGAAGGTATATGAACGAGATTGACCCCAATGAAAGTTGATTCCTTTAAATCCCCACTCAAATACATTAGTTACAGCAACCAAAGGATTTTGATCATATCGAATGCCAGGTGTTGATGGTTGATATGCAAATACATATATCTTACCAACTTCTGGAACTGACTCTGCACTATCACCGAGTGCTCCCATAATATCAACCAACAATTCATCGGCACTTTCACTACCAATCAGATTACCTACTAGTGATGCAATACGACTCATTTGATTCCTAGTTCTATTTCAGTCATCACTTTAAATTCCCATAAACGATCTTCACAATACTCTGTTGCTGCTCTCCACTTTGCTTGATTCTTAGCGTATTCATATACTTCTCTTAAATAACTTTTTGTCTGTCTCTTCGGTTTTTTTGGTTTTGTTGTCTGTTTGAGTGGTTTAACTTCAATTAAGTATCTTTTTATCTTACCTGTATTCTCTTGAACCTTGATATAGAAGTCAGGAAAGTATCTATGAACCTTATTATCGACAGGAGAACGATATGGTAATGCGATTTCTTCACTTCCCCACTCAAGTATCCTCTCATTTCGATCACAATAAACCATGAATTTTCTCTCCCAAAGTGACCTATAAATGATGTTTGTAGGATCACCTTTATACTTTTTAGGGTATGATGGATAATATTTTCCTTTATATGACATAAATAGAAATAACAATCATACTTATTTAGAGTGGCAGAAACAACAATAAAACCATATAATCTCTCGATTGCTAAAAATATTATCGGTCCGTTAGCACAGACAAATCATTTTCTTGTGACTTTTTCATCATTGACACCATCAGTTGAATCATATCTTGCTAATTACACTAGGATTAGAAATATAAAAAGTTTTTTATCAAGAAATGTAGGAATTCTTTGTAGTGACGCATCATTACCAACTTCATCATTGGCAACAGCTGAGGTGAAAGATAATTTTATCGGTGTCCCTCAACAATTTGCTCATACAAGATTTTATTCAGATTTTAGTTTCTCTTTTTACATTGATGAGGATTATACTCTATTAAAAATATTTGAGGGTTGGATGGAATATATCACTAGTGGAGCAAATGATAATGTAAATCAGGATAATCGTGGATATTATAGGAGAATGAGATATCCTGATTCATACAAGTGTAATACAATGTATATTAATAAATTTGAAAAGAATTATAAAAGAACACTTAGATATAGATTTGTAAATGTATTTCCTAGAAGTATTGACCCAATTAGTGTAAACTATGGATCTGCAGAAATATTAAAGGTCAATGTTACTTTCAATTATGACCGCTATATAGTAAACGGTTAAAAAAAACCATATAAATAATTTTACTGAGTTGATAATTTATCATGCCTTTACCAAAAGTTAATACACCAACCTATGAGTTGGTATTACCCTCTAGTGGAAAAAAACTAAAGTATAGACCGTTTTTAGTCAGGGAAGAAAAAATTCTAATCATGGCATTAGAAACGGAAGATGCAAAACAAATAACAAGTTCGGTTATTGAAATACTAAATTCATGTATATTGACTAAAGGTATTGATATTACTAAACTTGCGACATTCGATATTGAATATTTGTTTTTAAATGTTAGATCCAAATCTGTGGGTGAGACAGTAGAAGTTAACATCACATGCCCAGATGATAACGAAACAACTGTTTCCATGTCAATTGATATTGATTCAATCAAAATCAAAAAAGATAAGAATCATAAAAACTCAATTAAATTAGATGATGCACTCTCACTTAAATTAAAATATCCTTCAATGGAACAATTCATTGAAAATAATTTTGAACTTAATGAGGGAAGTGAAGTAACTAATACATTGGATATGATCACCTCATGTATAGATATGATTTATAATGAAGAGGAAAGTTGGAATGCCTCTGAATCAACAAAAAAAGAACTAGAAGACTTTGTTGATCAATTGAATACAAAACAATTTAAAATGATAGAGGAGTTTTTTACCACTATGCCAAAATTGGCACATACGATTAAGGTTAAGAACCCAAAAACTAAAGTAGAATCAACTATAGTGTTGGAGGGTTTAGCTGCTTTTTTCAACTAAGTATGGCTCATACGAATCTAGAGTCATACTATAAAGTAAACTTTGCCTTGATTCAGCATCATAAATACTCTTTAACAGAGATTGAAAATATGATTCCTTGGGAAAGAGAAATTTATATTTCTCTATTACAACAATATATTGAGGAAGAAAATCTAAAAGCACAACAACGAAATGGATAAATCATCTCCCGTTTACGAAAATTTTACCAAAAAGATGGATGCTATGAAGGGTGGACCTAAAATTAGCAAATCAACCATGAAGATTGGTGGTGGAATCGGTTTGGAGAAGAGAGTTGGTAATAACGAGAAAAAAATAACACTACTGAAAAATATATTCAAAGCACAAAAACAAGAGATAGGAGAAAAAATAACACCAAAAGTATCTAACTTAGAATTATCATTAAACGAAACAACAAATATATTAAAACTAGTCACAGAAAAATTATCTATTGATATGTCTCAAAGGTTGGCAGATCAAAAGGCATTGTTTGATGCACAAAGAAAACAAAACCTTGATGATAAAAGAGAGAATGAAGAAAACAAATTAGAAGAAAGAGTAAAATCTCAAAAAATAGGAACAAAAATATCTAAACAAGTTTTAAAACCATTTGGTAATATATTTGATAAACTATTAAATCTTGCAGGTATTTTAGGTACTGGTCTTTTAACTAATAATTTTCTGAAATCTTTAGAGGATAAAGATTTTGTTGGTAAATTACAAAATATTTTTAATTGGACAAAGGAAAATTGGAAAGCACTTGCGATTGGTGCAGGTATTCTTGGATCTATTCTTCTCGGAGGTGCGATTCTAGGGGTAATAGGAAGTATTGGTACTGTTTTTGCAGTTCTTACTAGTCCTGTAGTTCTTACCATTTTAGGAATAATTGGACTTGCAGCATTAAAAAATACGTTAGATAAGAAAGTAGAAAAAGATATGAGAAAATATTATGATCCTAAAAATGATGCTGATAATACAAGAAAATTCTTAGGAAATGAAATTCCTGGTGCACCCGTAAATGCTCAACCTGGAGATTTCTTTACAGCAGGAAATGGAATAACATATGAAAAATTACCTTTTAATAATTCACTTGGTGGATGGAAGAAAGTTAGTAAGGGAAAGAACGAAGAAGAATTTAAAAGATTCATAGACATGAATGAAAAAGGTATAAACACAAGAAATGATGGTACGTTTATACCGAAAGATTTATCAAACGAATATTTACAAAATAGACTTAATCGAACCACTGGTGCTTCTTTTTTACCTTTTGTTGGAAAAGGAATAAATCTTAGAGAATTAGTTAAGGAAAAAGGTGTAGGCACAATTTTTGAAGAATTGCCAGATATTGATTTAAGATCTGATAAACGTAATCAAATAGGTGAGGTAAGTGAAAATCCAGCAACTGGTATACCAGATATTAGTTCAGTAAACATGAGTAATCTATACATGGAGCAAGTTCCAGACTTATTTGGATTTTCAGATATAATTTACAGTTAAATGGAAGCAGCAGAAAGATTAAAAATATCAGTAGAAAATCTCAACAGTATGTTGACTACTTCCTTGCAAAAAATATCTAATACAAGGAAAAGAACGAGAAAATTGAAAGCTGTTTCCACTTTGAGGAGAAGAAGAAAGAAAAAAGAAATGAAATTAGAAGTTCCGTCTATGTTTAAAAAATCAGTAAAAGCAATAAAATCTAAGGTTGCTACTGGAGGGACTAATGTATTTAAAAATATTTTAGGATTTGTTTCATTGTTGGTGCTAGGCACTATGATTAATAATATTGATACAATTAAGGAAGAAATAGATAAAGCTAGAGAAAAATTTACGAAAAGTTTAAAACCTTTCACAGAAACAATAAAATCTATTTACACAGGTGTAGCTGATTTTATATCGTCATTTGGTGTTGATAGTGAGAGAGATGCAGAAACTCAAAAAATATTAGATGAAAATAAAAGATTAGAAAAAATAAAGGCGGACTTTGACAAATTAGGTAAAGATTCTGCTGAGATAGATTCTCTCTATAAAGATATTCAAAGTGGAAAATATGCCTCAAAACAAGGTTTTACAATAAATGAATCTGGAATGTTGTCAACAGGGGAGGAATTTACTTTTGATAAGAGTAGAAAAAAACCATTTGTTGTAAAAAATCCAGATGGTAGTACAGAAAAATATTCTTTTGAAGAATTTTTGAATAAATATAGGACAACAGATTTGAATAATATTTTAACAAGAGAAGCATCAAAAAACATGTATGAAACTAGACCTTTTAATGAAAAGTTACAACAAACCATTCCATTATATGGTAATGAAAGATTGTTTAGTAAAAATATCCTAGATGTAGATTTACTTGGAAAGGATGATTCTTTGTTTTCAGATTCCACAACTATAGTCGGAGTTCAAAGAGTCATAGTAGATGAAGGGAGTATGGTATAATGTCAGCAGCAGGAGCAGCAAATTATAGAGTCTTCAAAATTTTAAAAAGATTGAAGAAAAATGGGTTTCGAGAGAGACATGAGGAAGTTGGAAATATAAAAGAAGTTGATGTATTTGGAAAAGTTGTTGGATTAAATTATTATGAAAGTTTATATTCACCAATGGTTACTGCTAGTTTTTTACAGCAAGATGTTGGTGGAACGGTAGGAGATCAAAAAGATGATTTTGCTGGAACACTTAAAGATGGATTACCAATTGAAGGGTTTGAAGAAGTTTTACTAAAAGTTCAAACAACATATGGATCAGTTGACTGGAGAGGGAAAAAAAGAAGATTTGTTATAACTGGAAGTCCATTTAATATTGATAATGGAAATAGACAAAGTGCATATTTTCCTATGGTTTCAATAAATGCAATCAAAAGTTCTAGTAAACCTATAAAAAGAATTTATGATGAAGCAAAAATAAGTGACATTGTGAAAACAATATTAAAAGAAGCAAAATTACCATTCAAAAATCGAAACATTGAAGAGACTGAAAATTCAATGAAAGTGAGTGGGAATAATGAAAATCCCTTAGATACTATTTTAAAATTGTGTCCAAAATCAGTGCCAGTTAATGGTGATCCTGGTTACTTTTTCTTTGAAAATAGTGAAGGGTTTAACTTTAAATCAATACATGGTATGATTAATGACGGACTTAAAAGATTTTCCGAGCGTACTGAACAAGGAACTGCTTTCGGTTACGGTACTAAGCATACTTATGTTTATAAAATAGGACTTACCGCAAATTTAGACAAAAATACAAATGATTTTAATGTTTTAGCACCCCCAACTGTAAGAAGAGATCAAGATCAATTGAATGCGATTAAAATGGGTCAATATAATGTTCGTATATGCATTAGAAACATAATTACAGGTCAGGTAGATGAAGAGATAGTAAATGTTTATAATAACACTACAGATAAAAAAACCGTAACATTAGGAAATAAGAATGAAGATGATGTAAATAATGATCAAACTAGTGAATCTAATAAGAAAGAGAATTATTGTAGAACATATAGTTATGTAATAGCTGGTGGTGAAGATTCTGTTGGTGTAACTACATCTGTTTCTAATAATCCTGCAAAATATCACCCGAAAGCTATAATGAGATATGGTTTAATGCATGCTCAATTAGTTAATATTATAGTTCCTCATAATGCTGAGTTAACAGTCGGTGAAGTTATTAGATTAAATATAGAAAATATCACACAGGACAATAAAATTGAAAAAGAATTTAATGAGCATCGAAGTGGATATTATTTAATTTTACACTTATGCCACTCTTTTACAACAGACAATTCATTTACATCTTTAACATTAGCTCGAGATGAATATGGAATCGCAAGGAGGTTATAATTATGGAGGGAAATTATAGAAATTTTATTGAAACTAATAAAAAAACCAAATATGGGCAATATGGTGGTGAATTTTGGATAGGGACTGTAGTAGGGTATGAAAACCAAACAGAACAAATTGAAAATGGATTTGGTTGGAGATATAAAGTTCGTATTGATGGTGATCATTCTAAAAGTGATCAAATTAAAGATAAACAATTAAGTTATGCTTATTGTTTATTACCAACTACTGCTGGTTCTGGTGCTGCTTATAAGTTAAGATCTGTTAGAGTTAGTCAAGGTGATCAGGTTTTTGGATTACGTGGTGGTGGAGAAAAAGCACCAGCTTTTATTATAGGTGTATTACCGAGAACAAGATTTACTAAAAATTCAAGTGGCAACTTTGGAGTTTTATCAGGTTTTTACGGGTCACTTACCCATAATGATACTCTAAGTGGTGAGTTCAATGATCAAATCGGTCCTAAAACACCAGGCACTGATCCTATTGGTCCTAAAAATTATAATAAAGCAATTGCCAAAGAACCATCAAAGCAAGTTGAACAATTAGGAATAAACCCAAATGATAATAAACCTGTTGAAAATGTAGAAGAATTATTAACTCCACCAGTAACTGATGCAAATAAAAAATGGACACCACCAGGACCACCAGAAAATGTTAAATTAGAAGATGGAACATTAGTTAAAGCTAATGATGTTAAAGTAACCGATACTATTGAAGTCGTTACCGCAGCTGGTTTAAGAGCTACTGTGCCAGCTGGAACGAATTTAAATGGAACTGGCACTGTGCCTGTTACTGTTATAGGACCTCTTGGCAATCCTATGACAGTTGATTATGATGTTAGTAAACTTACACGACCAGAACCAATTGCTAATTCTCAAATTAAAAAATTACTTACAAATACATCAGCTGAAGAAGTAGTTGCAGTTGTCGATGGAATTACTCCCAAAGTTGAACGAACAGTTGATTCAAATACTGGTTTATATTCTGGTCAAAGTGCTCATCAATATCAAGGTGGAGTTGCAGAGTATTGGAAAAAAATAGAATCACAAAGGGAATTAACTGAAAGAGAAATAAGATATAAAAAGAAAGGATATGATCAATATGGAGGGTCTTTATATCTCAATAGTCAAGAATCGCAATTTGTTGATGGTATTGCGTATGAAAGAGTGAAAGCTGAAAATGGAACATATGTATATGAATCACCAAAACCTGCAATAACATATAAAAAAGAGTATAAGGCATATGTAAATTCTGCAATAGACCAAGGAGTTAAACAAAACTTAATTGATTCAGACGTTGCTGAGAAAGCTCAATATCTTGTTGGTAGTGGTGATTTTGAAGGAGCATTGAATTTATTATACCCACCTCCTCCCCCAACAACTACATAAATATTATTATGACAAATACAGTTCTTGCAGTTTCACTCAAATGTAGTAGTG